GGCCAAAATTGCTGCGGGTTTGAATCCAATATGAATGTTCTGTGCGGCTGTCGTGCCTGCGTAGGAACCAATGAAGGCTCCACGGGCGAGATCAGTCACTCTTGTTGCTACGGCCATTGTATCACCTTAGACTAAGGATCGTCGCACCCATAGGCGCTCCCCTTTAGTCATGTTCTTCGGGAAACTCCACAATGTACTCTTGATGTTGATCGACACGATCCATACGCTGTGGGTTGTTGACATCCCCATTCCAGTCTGTCGCACTGAACGTCTGGGGCTTGTAGAACTTATCCCGAAGCATCGTATAGATGTCATCCGAGACGATCGTCCACTGATTGGGCTCCAAGCGGAAGCGCTCTTCACCACCATGTGTGGAGATACACCCTTCGAGTGCGTGGTCGATGTTTCGCAGGCGGACACGATGCCCACTCTTATCGACTTTCACGGTCGGCGCACCGGCCTTCACTTGCACTTTCGCCACTGGGGGCAGATTTGAGAGCCCTGGTTGACGGGTCATCTCGTGAGCTGCTCCAACAGCGGCATCTAGTTCTCGTGTTGACATAAGTCCTTATCTCCGCATCGAGGGGTCTGCATCAGCCAGACTCTCGACACGCTGTTCGTAGTTGACTACCTGACGCTCACCCGCCTTGGCCACCTTATACCGCTCATCGAACTCTTGGTTCGCCCCACGGTCCTCTTTGACCTCGACGTGATCGCCCTTGTCCTTGATTTTAAGGAGACCAGAGCCACCCCTATAGCCTCCATGGGAACCCTGCCAACGCTCAGCCACAGCTTCGGCTTCGGCCTTATCGAGCCAGCGTTTAAGTGGAACACCATTCAGCGTGACTTGGTAATACCCCATGATTACAGACTCACTCCAGTATAGACCTGAGCAAGGAAGTTCTGATTGAGGATCGCCCTCGCATCATACTTCTTCCATCCCACCGTCTGGCGCATGTTCAGCGCGTCGTAGACACCTGAGGTGCCCAAGCCGTGCCTGATAACACCACCGTTGCCATTGGCCAGGTTGACTCCACCGACTGCTTCCATCCCCGCGATGAAGATAGAGTAGATGTCGTAGAAACCACCTGTGTTCTTGAGATCGGTACCCGCAGCTGTGACGCCCGTGGCACCAGTTACGAAGAACCCGTTCGGCGAGCCCAAATACCTGATTCCGTTCTTGTCGCTGCCAAACTCACCCGCGAGGACACCCGTCTTCGAGGCGTACTCACTGGGGAGGAGGAACCCATCCGTGTGACGCAGATCGAACGCGACCCGCTCATCACACATGGCCCAGTAGCTCGGCATAATCGGGCCAGTCCCGACGTTCTGCCCTGCCATGACCATCGGTGAGAAGGTCCGGGCTTTGTTGACACGAAGCAGGCGATACGCTCGCTCCATATCGTTCTTGTCCACGATGGAGGTGACGGTCACGACACTCGTCCCGTTCGCGTAGACGATGTTCGTGGCACTATTGAGTAGGTTGCGATAGATCTGATCGAACGACTCACCCATTTGCTGACCCAGCAACTCCACGTTCTCCGTGGTATGTGGATCAGGTTGGGTGTCGATCACCATGTCGGAGTCTTCGATGAAATCCCCGAATGGAGCGATGGTCGCTGACACGTCGTTCTTGGTTTTCGCCTTACCTGCTGGAGCGATGCCTTCTGCGAGCGGCGTGGTAGCCAGAGCCAGAGACTCATAGCGTCTCCAGATCATGGTCTTCCCGCTGCGCTTGGCGAGGTTGTATTTCTTCACTGGTACTTGATGGATCAGGGCGTAGGTGCCCCTGACCAGCAAGAGCGTATTGAAGATCGACTGAGTTGCGTCAGATGACGTAGTGTCAGTGAACTGAGTTGTCAGATTGGCCATTGTTACTCGGCTCCAGGATCATCGCAGTGCTCCCCTGTTAGCCGCCTTTGATTTTGTCAATCATCGCGTTGAAGGACGCGAGTCCATCTGAAGTCTGAATAGACGACGCGTGATCGACAGAGCGTGTGGTTAGTGGTGACGAAGCACCGGTTGAGAGGGACTTCTTTACGACCTTCTCTAAGCTGCCGATGACTTCACGCCGCGCAGCCGGTGCGTTCTTAGCCAGCAGATTAGGGTTGCGGACCAGCGCCATTGCGCAGGCCACGACCTCCCCAAGAGGACCAAGCCGCTTCATCAGCTGAGGATGCGTGATGAACTCTTCGTTCCCGGCGTTCCAGGCATCGCTGCCATGGACCTTGACATCGGGGAGGAGTTCTTCGACGACATCCCGCATATCGGCGATTTCCGTCTGAATGGATTGAGCTTCAGTGTGAGCTTCGTGCTGTTCCTCACTCTGACGCCTGACCCGGTCGAGGGCTTCCTTGCGGAAGGCTGATAACGTCCGTTTCGCCGTGAGAATGCGCTGCCCTTGACGTTCCAGCGCTCGGTCATCCCCGGCTTCCTCTGCACGGCCATATCGGGCGCGTGCATCAGCTAATTCGTCATCCCAGTCAGTTTGCTTGCTGGCCATCCCATCGTCATCGAGCTTGCGAATCCAGTCGAAGTCGTCTTTAGGGGCAGAGAGCTTGGCTTTCACGCCCTTCAGTTCATCCTCTAAGGCCTCGACACGCTCGGCATTCCCTTTACGGCGAGACAACTCGGCCTGGAGGCCTTTGATCTGCGCTTTGAGGGTATCGGGGTCAGCATCGTTCTCTTTGTCCTTCTCCTGTGTCTCTGCCGACGACGCAGCGACTACTTTAACGTCCGTCTTCTCAGGAGCTGGTTCAGCCTTGGTACCCGTCAGGATCTCTTGAATCCGTGGGTCATCCAACGGCATCTCTGGGGAATTATCTTGAATGTTATCAGTTGCCATGAAACCTCCATCCATCCGTGTGTCACCCGATGACGGCGCTCAGCGGCGACCTGAGTAATGACGCCCGATCTAAAGATAATGGCCCACTGGTGGCTCAACCATGGCGGACGAGCGCAGCGGTTTAATCTTATGGGAGTGTGCATCAACGATTGAACGTGATATCGCGTTGACGGCTTGTTCCTCAGCCACGGTCTCAGCCTCAGTCAGCTTCTGTGTAAAGGCATAGAGGTGGAGATGCAGCAGCTCGTGAACGATCGTGAGGCCGTAGTTCACTTCCTCATTGTTGAGGAAGGCCGCTGAGAGAAGCGGTAGATCTGTCGGCGACAGCAGCATCATCTTCGCGTCCTTGCGCTCCATCACAGGATGGATCGATGCGACGCAGTCTTTATTAGGCATCTCGTTCAACCGGCACAGGATCACCTGGACATTCCAATCCTGAAGACGCAGCTTACGTTGCCAGAGCTTGCACTCACGCTGAAGGAGCTTCTCGAAGGTTTGCTGGTCGAAGGCGACGAGTTCTTGCTCACTTCCCGAATCCGTAGGAGGTTCCTCTGGGTCGTTTGGATCGGGCAGGTCGCTTGGAATGCCCTCCTGCTGAGCTAGAGGCAAACTCACGTAGTTGATTCTCATTCATCCCCGTCCGTGTTTTCTCCCCAGCCCGCTTACGGGCCAGCTCTGCGCCCATGAACTTGCGTTGTTTCTCTGAGGTTGATGGCATCGGTTACGTGGCGTGTTGATCGCCATCTCCCTGTATGGACTTGTTCGCGGTCTGAGACGGCTTCGGTCCCTCATCGACCGGCTTCGAGTAGGACGTGGTGAACTTACTGGACGCCTGATGTGAGCTGTCCTCTACTGTCTGATCATACGAACCTGAGATATTTTTGAACTCCGTGGCCATGTGTTACTCCGTAAGGGCCAATAGCTTGCGTAGCCAGGCTATCAGCCTACTGTAAAAGATTGTGGTGAACTTGGTGCCAGCCTTTCGATTGAGAACGGGACTTTGACTGTCGGAAGACTCTCGTTACCCGCAGTGTCTGTGGCTGTGGCCCAGAACTCCAGGTTGACTGTTCCACCCGTGGGCGCGGGCACGATCAGCGTGGTCTTGACGAGGCCACCACCTTGAAGCTTCGTGGCGTTGATCTTCGCGCCAACGATCGTCGCGCCACCGTTCACCTTATAGTAGACGCTGGAGTACGCGAGATCCTGGAGCGGTGAACCATCAGGGTTCGTCGAGGGCTCGGTCCACTCAGCATCAACGGAGGCGGTCGTGTTGTCGATCAGTTTCATGATTACCTATTCTGGGCGGCTTCCTGTTTCGCAGGACCCGCTCCACCATCGTTAGAGGCTTGACCGTCAGATTGTTCTTGAGGACCTTGATTCTGGTTCTTCATCGTAGCCGTCTGACCAGCGGCATCCGGGGGCTGGGTCGGCGGCATCATCGAGTCGATCTTCAGGGCCGTGGCGAGCTTGGACGGCATGTCGCTCATCTCTATGAGAGCATTAAACGTAGCAGGACCGATAGGACGACCCGATTGCGTGACCAGGGTGGCCATCTGAAGGGCCTGTTGATACTGAGCGTCACGCTCCGTGGCGGTGAAAGGCTGGGTTGAGAAGACGAGATCGAATTCGACATTCTTCACCTTGCTGAGGTAATCGAAGATCACTTCCTCTGGGACTGGCATGCCGGTGATGGGGTCGGTGAACACGCTCATCCCAGCCATCCCCATCGGCTGTGAGAGTTCCTCCACACCGATGATGCGGCGGATCTTCTCTGGGGTGTAGAACTGCTGGATGCGCGAGAACATCATGCGGGCGAGATCGAGGTTCGCGTCCTCATAGGTGCGGAGGCGAGGCCGGAGCGACGTAGCTCCACCAGACTGACGCGCCTTGATCGCTCGGCCTGAGACGGTCTGCTGCGTGGTCTGGCCGATCATCTCCGCGTTGATGGAGCTGATGCGGAGGATATTGCGCTCTGATGTTTGGAGAAGATTGAAGTGACCCTGAGACATCTCAACTGGGTGGATCTGCGTCGGTGGGACGGCAGAGTACTCCACCACGACGCCGGGCTTCGAGCCCATCAGTTCAAGTTCGGTACGGTTCGCTCCACCTGATTTACGGTTCGTCCACCCACTATGAGAGCTAGAGTTGAGGTGGGCCAGGAGGTTGTTGTATCGCTTATTGTACTCGTCCT